TTAGCGTAATTCAAACAGGTAGCCCTGGCCGCGGACGGTCGTGATCACATCCTGCGGGTACTGCGCCTGGATTTTCTTACGCAAACGCCCCATCAGCACATCAATAGTATGGCTCTCGCGCAGCTCCGCGTCCGGGTAGAGCTGGAGCATTAAGGAGTCTTTGCTCACAACCTTGCCACTGTTACGAATCAGCGTTTCCATGATGGTGTATTCGAAAGCGGTCAGCTTGATCACTTCATTGTTAATCGAGAGCTCGCGTCGGGAGAGATCCACCTGGAAAGGCGGAATGGAGATAACCTGTGAAGCCAGCCCGCTGTTGCGGCGTAATAGCGCCTGCATGCGCGCAGCCACTTCTTCAATATGGAACGGCTTGGTGACGTAATCATCCGCACCGGCGCTGAGTACTTCAACTTTGTCCTGCCAGCCTTCGCGGGCGGTCAGAACCAGCACCGGGAGAGAAACATCATGGCTGCGCCAGCGACGAATTAACGACAGACCGTCCTCATCAGGCAAGCCTAAATCGACAATGGCGATATCCGGCAGATGTTCATTGAGATAATAATCGGCTTCTTTTGCATCTTCAGCATCGTCCACCTGATGTCCCATCTCCTGAAGCTGAACCTTCAGGTGGTGGCGTAGCAATGCGTTATCCTCAACAACCAGTACGCGCATCATCTTTTCTCCCAGAATATGTAGTACGAATAGTTTAACGCTGATTATGTAGTTTGAAACCAGCGTCATGAAATTAAATGACTTTTTTAATGCTACCAATGCCTTGGGGGCGTCTTGGGGGCATTGCAGTCGGCATCTGATTATTCAGCATATTGACCTGATCCTGGTTCATATCTCCGATCCACTTCGAGTAAACCTCGTACACCATACGCGCATCCTCATGGCCCATCTGGCTGGCGATAAAGGAAGGGTTAGCACCGGCCATTAGCGTCCAGCAGGCGTATGTGTGTCGGGACTGATAGGGATTTCTTTCACGTATCCCGGATAGTTTAGTGCCCCGGTTCCACCCATACGAAATCGAGTTCTTCGAAAAATATCGGTTCTTGCCTGACGTGCACCTCTCAGGAGAAAAAACGAAACGTAGATTTTGCGTTTCGGTTTTGCCAAGTTCCCGATGATGGAAGATGATTTGCTGCCTGGGACTATTGCCGGTAATTTCGTACTGCTCCTTCAACGCATCAAGGGCAGGCTTCAGCAGAGTGATCGTTCTTATCCCGGCATCAGTTTTAGGCGGCACAAACAACCCTTTATTCGTCAGGTTTCTGGATACGTGAATTTCACCTTTCTTCAGGTCAATATCCTCCCATGCCAGAGCACAAACCTCACCTGGCCTCATTCCTGTATGGACAGACACAATAATGATTAAAACCCACTTGCGAGGGAGGAGAGCAATTAACGCATGATACTCATGAAGTAAAAGCGGATCAGGATCTGCCTTTGATAGCTTGAGCCTCGATACTCCCTCATAAGGAGCGTGTAATATAAACTGGCTTCTGTTCGCAAGCTTCAGCATTTCTGATAAAACAGCCATCTGTTTATTGACTGTTGAAGGCGCGCGACCTTTTTTGCTCCGATTGGGCATCGAAGGATTAACAACCTCCCCGGTCAGTAGCTCTTTGCGGTAATTCAGAACATCAGCATGCTGAATATCAACCAGACGAGTGTTCTCGCCCACAACACGCTTAAGGGTATTAACCACAGAGACAATGGAATGCAATGTAGCTTCTGAGACCTCCAGCGCCTTAGTATCTATAAAAAATTCACATAGATCGTTGAACGTACCGATTCGTTTAGTTGATGAGAATTTTTTAAGAGCCTTTGATTCAGGGAAGCGCGCCGCGTAATCGAACTGGCCGAACTGGATCTCACTCACGATGACGGCGCGAAGGTTTCCCGCCTTCTTGATGTTGCTGCTGTTAACCACCCAGCCACGGAGAACTTCGCGGCAGCGAATGCCGCGATAGGTAAACGTGATCCTGATTTTTCCGTTATGAAGCTCAACGCCGGTTGGAAAGTTCATCATGCTTCCTGAATAAATCTATTAATCAGCGGAAAGTTGTACCAGACCAAAGCGCGTTTGCTTTCTCCACCGGGTACCGCGGGTACTCGCTTAAAATGAACCCCTTCAATCCAGCTTCCGAGGCGATAAGCTTTTATTTGCCTGTCATCCAGCCCCGTTTTCTCAGTTAGCCTTCCCGCCACCATCCACTCTTCATCGAAAATGATTTGCGCCATGCTTAACTCCATGACGCCGCCACGATACCGTAGCGGCAGATAGTATATTGATTGTCAAAAATCACCGACCAAGGCCGGGGAGGCACTTAAGATGCCTGACACCGAGCATTGCCGTTGCCACGTAACTACGGGGGCGGTTAACAACCTCAACCGTAATTTTTCTCCCTTGGAACTTGATGGTGTAAAAAGTCTGTTTGTCGCTTCGACCATGCTCGCCGTATTTCTCAAAATGGCATTTGAGCGCGGCGGCGCATGCTGGCCCGCCGATGCTGTCTCCCTTGCTACGGTTAATCAGACGCACAGGAGTCTTCCTGATGGTCGATCACGCTGCGGGCAAGCCCGGCGGCCATAGCCGGTAATTCGTCATACTGATTGCAATATGCCGGGTTGGAACATAAGCCCTGCAGCGCTGCAATGGTCAGCTGCTGCAGGTAGGTAACAGAAGAAAGCGGAGCGTTTGTTTCAGGTGCTGGTTCGGGCTCTGCTTTCGGCTTTGCAGTAACTGCCGGCGGATCGAGCACGACAGATTTTGGTGGTGCTGGGCGGCGGTATTCCACGATTGCATCAAGCGCAATTTTCTGACGAACGCTGATATCGTCAGACCACTGTTCAAGAATCGTAGTAGCAACGTCATGTACTTCTTCATCACTGAACTCAGGCGACAGACAGAATTCAGTCGAGGTGATATCTGCAATCAGTAACGGGAAAATATGCTCGATGTCTTTACCCGTGGTGGTGATGAGATTTTCGATATCATCCTGGTCACCGATGTTTGTGCGCCCGGACATCAGCTCGTTTAATGCATGGGCGATTTCAATCTCGCGAACACTTAGCGCTGGTGGTACTTCCTGTTTTTCGACCGCATTTGAGGGTGCTGTGTTTAACAATGCATCGACAGAGAAGACGCCGCCGCCCAGGTTCTCCACCCTCGGTTGGTCGCTGGCTTGCATTTCTGGTGCATGACTCTGAGCGAATGCATCGTTGAGTTCTTTGTCGAGCTGCGCAGCTTTGCCAGGGCAAACTGCTGGTAACTCTGCTTCGCCCGGTACAGACGGTTTGGCTTCATCATGGGAAGCATTCTCTTTAATAGTTTGAGGCATAGGAGAAGATGAGCGGCCACAGGCAATGTCTACGATCAGCGGATCAGGCTTCGAATGATCTGATTCGGTCATGACGCGGTTGAAATACTCGCGGTGTTTAACCGGGTCTTTCCAAAGGTCCTCTGGAGCCGTTTTTACCACGGCAATATTGATTGCTCGCGAGAAGTCCAACCCACCTAGTGTGGAAATGAACATGCGGTACCATGCGTTGAATTCTTCATCGGTACCTGACAGTCGGATCTTCTCAGCCTGCTGATATAACGGCATGTCGACTGTGTAGATGTTGAATTCATGTTCACGCGCCAGCAGGCCTAAAGCGATTTCGTTACCCAGACTATCTTTGCTATGTTTGAAATTGCGATCTGTAGGCGTGCCGGTGCACAGGCGAGCACCTGAGTCAGTGCGAACAACATCCGCTCCTACATTATCGGTACTGGCTGCCTGCGGGCGCTTATCTACCGGTGTATCCAGCCATCTGGTGATCCGCCTTTTAATGTCTGGCCACTGGGTCGTTTCTTTAGTGTCCTCACGCACCCATGCGAGCAACTGCTCCTGCCGTTCTGGTGCCAATGCCAGCGCGCGGGTTTCTTTCCCCAGAGCTTCTGCCAGTTCGCGGGCATAACTCGATTCATCATCATTCATCAGATCGATGATCTGGCCGTATTGGGCCGTAGTGATGCCAGGGACCGGACCGAACAGTGCCAGGCAAGCCGCTCGGGATGCCTGGTCGAGCCGCTCAACAGTTTTAATTTCTTCCTGTGCCTTGTTATCCTCCCAGTCTGCTTTTTCATCAGTTTCTGGCTGTGGTGCCGCAGCTGGTTCACCTGCATTCACATTCCATACTGCCACGCTGTCGAAAAATTCAGGTGAGAAGACATCAAGGTCAGGGCAGGGAAGATCTTCGCGGTGCTCCCAGATTTTGACCTTGAAGTAATCATCGATATGTTCAGGCTGTTCGGCCGCCAGCTTGCCGAAAATAACGGCTTCTGCGATGGCTTTTGTAGAAGCATTAACAGCAGTGGCGAGGGGTTTTAAATTCGGGTGTTTTTTTAATGCTTTATCTTTCGGGAAATAAGCTCCGCCAAATACTTTTAATTCAACAGACATAAGAACCTCTATTAATATTTGAAAGATGATTTTGAATGAAACGGTTTGCTTTGGCCGCGCTTTATCATTTTTAAAGCGTCTCGCCTTTCTCTTTTTTCATTGCATTGCTCACACAAATAAATCGTGCGCTTATACGGATATACCTCCGTTTTCCTTTCATGCATTTCCGATTTTTTGTATTCATGACAGCAAACAGCGCAATGACAAATGATGCCATCCATATCAGTTCAGATACTGGCGTTTGTGGTCGTAATAGGACATGCCGCAGGCGTTCTGCGCTGCAGTGAAATCCATAGACAGCAAGCTAATGTGCTTAACAGCGCAAACCGGGCAATGAAATTCGCCGAGCACATAGCCGCCATCAAGCACAACAGTTACAGGGCCAGAAGCGGGCAAATGAACCACGCCTGAAATTGCACCATTAATATTAAATGTCGCGATTTCTTTATTTACGATAACGAGATTCAGCTCAACGGTTGTAACGCTTACTTTCATTTTGAACTCCTTGGTTCAGGGTGTGAAAATCCCTGCCTCTTAAGGCATTGGTTTTTAAATGGGAAAGAATTAAATTGCTTTTAAATTATTACGCCATTCCTGATGCGGTTGGCGATGCACAACGAAATTTCTGTATTTCCGTAATACTTTCCATGCAGCATGACATCCGGCAATATCTCGAAGAAATACTGAAGTGACGAGTTTTCCTTGTGCCCAGGCAATTTGTTGTTCCGGTGTTAATTGTGTCTGATCCATATATGAACACTCCACTATAAAACCTGCTTTAAAAAGGGTGGTATAAGCGTGGACCACGGGAATGCATATACCACCAAAACTACACGCAGCATCATGTTGCGATTGCCCACAACTGGGAGCGTACTCAATCAGTTTTGACTTAACGACAAAGCTCAAATTGATGAGGAGAGCGCGCTCCCATGTTGTGGACGATTCATCTGCCCTGGTCCGGCGGCGCCACCTCGCCAGGGCAGATGTAAAGGGCAGTTACGCTGCCATACGGCTTATTGGTCTGTGCAGGTATTTCAAGTCCTGCATCGCGGGGTTTGCTCTCCGCCCCAGGTTCTCCCCGCTATGCTTTAGCGCGCAACCTGAGAAAACCGCCTTCAAGCCTTTGGCTTACGCCACATTCAAGAAACTGCCTGGACGAACTCGGAAAAGCTCAGTGCTTCTTCACCCTCCGCCAGACTGTTGAAATACTCTTCGTATGCTTTTTCCATCTCGAACCCCTGTTTGCTGCTTTGCTTGGCTAATCACCCTTATCGCCGGGTAGGCGGAACGTTTACTGATTACTGCTGTTAAGTTTTGATAACGCAGATTGTTATTTAAACCTAACAAAACGTCAAGGGTGAATTTCGCAAAACCTAACAACAGGATCGTGAAAAACACAAAAAGGCCGCTATTGAAGCGGCCTGGCGTGAAGAAAAATTATTTGATATCGAGGTTTTTGAGGATCTGCAGGATTTCTTCTTTGCTTTTGGTTTTTATCAGGTCGTTGAACGTTTCATCGTAGTCTTTGACCTTGTCCCGCAAATTGATGATGTGTTGTTCTTTCTCAGCGTTGGGGAGTTTTTCAAACAGTTCCAGAAGCTGAATCTGTTGCGGTGAAAGCATCCGATGCGATTCTGCTGGGGCTGGTTCGTATCCGTCATCGCCTTTAATGATCCAGCCAGGTTCAACGCCAAGAGCCGCAGCTAACTTGAAGAGATTATCGCCCCTTGGAGAGGTTTCATCACGTTCCCACTGAGAGATTGTGACATGAGCAACCCCAGCCTGTTTGCCTAGGCTGCGCTGGGTATATTTCAAAGCAGAGCGCCGCTCTTTTATACGCTGACCGATCGTTTTCATAGTTCGGAAATCCTAACGCGCATTGACTCTTGTTTCCTTAACATATAAAGTTAGGAAAACTTACCAAGGAGGACAAAATGAAAACCGAAGATGTAATCAAACACTTTGGGAAAAAAGCCAACGTGGCGAGGGCTCTCAACATCGCTCGATCCTCTGTGAGTGAGTGGGGGGAGTTAGTACCTGAACGACGCGCCGCTCGACTGGAAAAATTAACGGGTGGTGCATTGAAGTACGACTCAGTTTTGTATGAGCACAAGATTAACCTCAATGCCCCTAAGGAGTCTGACTGATGGAAATCAAAAAGCTGGCATGCGAGCTGGAATCCTGGGCGCAGGAAAAGGGCTGGAAGACGGTCACGCAGCTGATAACCCCGCATCACTTTGGCGATCTGCTTCAGTCACTTGATGACGTATCGGATCCGGACGAGTACGCGCGCCGTTTGCACAACAACAAGCAGATTATTCAACGTGCTTTCCGCAACGATACGCCTAACTACCTGAAACAGGCAGAAGCGCTGAGCTATGCCATCCGTACCGCCATTGATAACGAACTGGCGCAGAAGGACTGCATGCACTACCGGGCGGCCAGGGTTAACAAAGAGTGTATCGAAGCCACCAATGCGGTCTTCACCGGCAAGCCGCAACCGATAATCCGGCGAGAGACCCTGGAAGCCATCGACGCGCTGGCGCAGCTGGTCGGCGTCAAAGTCAAGCTTGTTTCGACTTGTTCGAACGCAGTCTAGTTCAGTTGTATCGAGGTGTTCTATGAGCATGGAACTGATGGTTCAGGCGATGAAGGTCAAAGTAGGAAACCCGCTGCGCAAGCTGGTTCTCCTCAAGTTGGCTGATAACGCCAGCGACCAGGGCGAGTGCTGGCCGAGTTATCAGCATATAGCTGATCAGTGCGAGATCAGCCGTCGTTCAGTCATGAATCATGTTGCCGCACTTTGCGAGTCTGGACTGATGCGAAAAGAGACAAGATCGGGACCGAAAGGCAATGGCAGCAATTTCTACCGGCTAACCCTGAGCGGTGCAAACCCCAGTGCGAAGTTAGTGAATGAGATTCACCAGGGTAGTGAAGCAAATTCACCAGGGGGTAGTGCAGGAGATTCACCAGATGGTGCACCACATTCACCAGGGGGTAGTGAAGGAGATTCACCCAGAATCAGTCACTCTTTTGAACCAGTCAAAGAACCTTTAAATCCTTCTTGTCCGGACGCTTCGCTATCGGACGGAAAAATGACAAATGCTGAATTTTTGAAACGTCATCCGGAGGCTGTGGTTTGTAGTTCAGCGAAACGCCAGTGGGGCAGCCAGGAAGATTTAACCTGTGCGGAATGGATCTGGAAGCGCGTGCTGAAACTTTACGAGGAAGCCGCGACCTATGACGGCGAAGTGGTTCGTCCAAAAGAGCCGAACTGGACGGCCTGGGCAAATGATGTCCGACTGATGCGAACGCTTGATGGTCGAACTCACAAACAGATTTGCGAAATGTTTAAGCGAGTTCAAAGCAATACCTTCTGGGTGCGCCAGGTTAAATCTCCGGCCAAACTCCGCGAAAAATGGGATGACCTGGTTATCCGCTTAGCTTCACCGGGGGCAGGGCAGTATCAGGCTGGTGGACGGGACATCAACCAGATTTCCCGTCCGGACAACTCCGTTCCGCCAGGATTCAGGGGGTAAGCATGCAAAACGCAGGTTCGGTTCTCGAGCGCCTTCGCCGTGTGATTCCGGCAGGTGTTGAACCAAAATTCAAAAGCGCCGCAGAGCTGATGGCCTGGCAACGGGAGGAAGGGCAAAAGCGCGCCGCTGAAGTGGACAAAATTAACCAACAGGCGCGGGCAGAGAAAATTTTCGGGCGGTCCGGGATCCAAAATCTGCACCGCAGTTGCAGCTTTGCGAATTACAAGGTGAACAGCGACGAACAGCGTCACGCGTTGAGTATGGCAAAAAGCTATGCACAGAATTTTGGGATCGGCTTTGCCAGTTTCGTTTTTGCTGGGAAGCCCGGCACCGGTAAAAACCACCTTTCGGCGGCCATCGGCAATTACCTGCTGAAGCAGGGGAGAACGGTTCTTATCGTGACTGTGCCCGATCTTACTCTGCGGGCCCGTGCCTGCTATGACGAAGGACAGTCTGAGGCCGCGCTGCTGGATGACCTCTGCAAAGTGGATTTGCTGGTGCTTGATGAAGTCGGCATTCAGCGGGACAGTCGCGGCGAGAAAGTTTTATTGAACCAGATTATCGATCGCCGGCTTGCGGCCATGCGACCAGTGGGGGTTCTGACCAACCTTAACTACGACGCGCTGGTTGAGACTCTGGGGGCAAGGGTGATTGATCGCTTGCGCATGGATAACGGCATTTGGGTGAATTTTGACTGGGAGAGCTATCGCGGAAACGTTAGCCACCTGAGATCTGTTAAGTGAATTTTGAGGATAAAATTATGGAAACTATTTTAGACGCACTGAAAGCAATGGGCAAAGCTACTTACCGTGAGGTTGCAGCGCGCCTGGATATCGAGCCTGTGGAAGCGCTGAACATGCTGCGCGAACAGAAAGAGCAGGGTTTATGTGATTTCTTCGATGGAGCCTGGTCAGTCGGTACCGCAAAAGAACAGGCAAAGCAGCGAGCTGTCGCGCCAGTGAATAATGCACCACGCCTGAAAGGTGAGGAACCGGCTCCTGTTGCTGCTGATATGATCCGCCGACTGCTCCGAGATAATAGCGCAATGACCACAGCGGCGTTGGCTAGCGCAGTTCAGCGTAACGCTCGCGGAATGGTCTCAGTGATGCTGGCATTTGAGCGTCAGGGGGTTGTCGTCAAGAACGGGCAGGGGAAGGGTGTAACATGGTCTCTTCCTGAAACCGAACCTGTTGCAACTGATACGGCTAGGTATGCAAAGCCAGGAAAAACGACCGAAGAAATCATCCAAACCATACCTGCATTTACTGCAAGACCAAATGATCTAATTGTCCCGTCGTCCCGATTTATCTCAGCAGAAATCCGTCGTACAAAGGCAAAGCTGACAAATCTAAAACGACTTCAGGATGCCGTTCGCCAGTTGCGCCGCCATAAAAATCTACTGGAGTTACTGACCAATTAATAAAAAAGATAATAAAGATTTTTAGTAAGAAAGAGCATTTGAATCACAAACTTAACCTTATAATAAATGTTGGTGTTCATCAAAATATGTTAAATGATAATTTTATTATATAACTTATAATAGTAGAAAATAATACCAATGAAATAACTTACCTAATTCTCGCCAGATTGTGCCTACGAATCAATTATCCTTACATTAATGGAGATAAAATAAGCCCTCTATTGGAGAGGGCTTAACACTTAAGGTAAATAGTTTTATATTAATTTTTTTATTATAGGGACATAACCTCTTTCACTTTACCTTGATTTTCGAAAAAGCGAGGCATGTGGCTTGTTGCATAATTATCATCTATATGAGATTTTATTTTCTTGAAGGTCTCGAAGATAAATGGTTTCAGGTCTGGGATGCTATCATTATGAATAACTGAGTTTTTCTCAATTAATTTTCGATATTTATTCATAACTAAAGAAATGAAAATGTACTTACCATGAATAACAATCTTTTCGTCGCGCTTTGTTTTTCTGTTTTTTTCCATTGAGCTAAGTACTTCATTCGCGGAGCGATAAATGTTTACCGTATTGATTAACATTACACAATGAACACTAGGATTAAACACCGCCTTATATAGTGGGCTGGTTATAGATTCAAAAAAACGTCCTCTATTTGATTTCAATAACGCCATATATCGAGGTGAGTTTAAATTGCAAACCAATGCAGAAAGTGCATCTTCTATTGTTATGATATTAACACTAGGGGATTTAATTGAATCTTGCTCACTTCTCTTGATTTCATAAACATATGGCTCTTCAAAAGAGAAAGACCTCTTCAACTCTATCTGGAACGGATCCTTTGAGATGAAATCTCTAGCTGTAACTTTATTCTGGCTGTTGTTAGCTATGGTTATTGAAAGAGCGATATCTAATCCTCTACCATCTTCATTGCCATAGTCTTCAACTTTGATAAAACGGCAAGGCAATTTTACTTCAGCCAACTGATCTAAGGTGACTTCATTAGCCAAATAGGCTTTGCCAATAGTGCTAATAGTTTGAGCACCGTTGATTACATTCACATTAACTAAGTCAAATCCACCGCTCTCTCGCCTTGCTTTACCATTTCTCATTTTTGGAGTAATAGAATTAACTAATATAGTTACTCCATTATTAAAATAGTAGAACATTTCGGGACTGTCTATCAGTGTTTTCTTTATACCTTGGTTTACATCGGATAATTCACCTAATCCTCCTCGAATATTGTCTTCTAAAAGTAGATCGCCATAGGTTGCCCACCAACTAGCGACCTGATCACCAGTAATCAACCCATGAACAGCTTTCAAAGGTTCTTCTGTTACTCCATATTGAAAAATCTCAACATCAGATATATCAATATTTCCAAGAGATCTTCTACTCAAATAGTCTTTTATTTTACTTAAAGGTAGGGTCTGAATATCAATATAATCACCATCAAGATCAAAGTTAAACTCTTCCTTTCGTTGTATAATTTGTCTTTGAACATCCTCTGATAATTCATCTCTTCCACTATAAGCAAAAACAAAAAAGTATTTGTAGGAATTGTCATAGGCAATTTCTAGTGATTCTGAGAATCTTTTAAATCTTTCGTTGAAGAGATTATATTCCTCCATCAGTACATCTCTGCATGATGTTAAATAATCCGCCATATCTTGTCTGGATATTGAGCCGTTTCCAGATTGGTCAAATTTCGACTGGACTATAGTTACTTGTTTTTTATCGTGATTGACATAAACAGCATCTATACATCTATCATCGCTGCCATCGCATACTGAATCAGAACAAACATCCTCACTTAGTTCTGGATTTAATACATTTATAGCTAATGCGGCTATTGCTCTTGAGACTTTGACTACCTCTTTTGATTCTTCACTTCCACCTACATTATCCATATTTATGAATTCACCATATCTGGATAGTAATCTTTTCTTTATACCTGAAATGGTTATTTCTCTTACTCCAGCCATGGCTCAAATCCTCTTACATTGAAGGTATGTGTAAAAAATCATCATATAATCAAGTGATAGATAATTATACGGCAGAATGTGACCGTTGTGTCTATCCTAGAATTGGTAGATTTAAACCCATACTTTAACATGTTAGTTATTATGTAATCTACATAAGTAGATGTTTTTTAACTTGATATGCTTGGCCTTAAGGATCTTCATCCATGTTACCGTAGAAGAGCTTTCCAATCTTGATAAGTGGTCTGCCTTGAGATTTACGATGCTGGTTGGTGTCACGAAGAGAGTACACACAGCCACAATATTCTTGCTGGTAGAACTGCTCCCGTTTACTGATCTCAATCATGCGCGCGGAGCCACCTTGTTTGCGCCAGTTGTAGTCCCAGTAAACCATTCCCGGATAGTGCGCAGCAGCTCTTTGCCCACAATCATTGATTTGCTGCATGTTCTTCCATCTTGAGATTCCCAGCGAACTACTGATAACACTAAACCCATTTTCAGCGGCGTAGAGGGCGGTCCGTTCGAAACGCATATCGAAGCACATTGTGCAGCGGATACCGCGCTCTGGCTCCCATTCCATCCCCTTAGCTCGCTCAAACCAGTTATCAGTGTCGTAGTCAGCGTCAACAAAGGGTACGCCGTGTTTCTCAGCAAAACGAATGTTCTCCTCCTTACGAATGAGATATTCCTTCTGCGGATGAATATTCGGATTGTAGAAGAATACGGTGTATTCGATACCTGATGCCTGAATAGCTTCCATAACCTCACCTGAGCAGGGAGCACAACATGAGTGCAGCAATAACTTGTTGGCACCGCCCGGGAGTTCAAGTTGGGGTCTTTCAGTTTTAGTGGTCATCATTAGCACTTATTTTTGAAGATAAAATACTTGCTGCAATAGTAGCATTGAAAGGGCGGTAGAAAAAAAATGCATGTCACTCAGTATGTGAAGAAACCTATCTAGTTATTGCTGTTGGATATGGAGTGCAGAAAAGGCACTTCTTGCGCATCTTCGATGGTTAGAGCCCTGCAAAGCGTCTTACTGACCCAGGTCTATGTATCGCGTTAAGATGATGATATTTCTGATGATACATAAATCCTCCTGTCTGATTTCTTTTTAAACAGTTAGTTTTCCCTATTAGCATTTCGTGCGGTTATGACGTTGATCAAACTTATGCATCGGTGTACTGTATAAATATACAGTTATCGTGCGAGGGGGAGAAATCATGGGTTTTCCATCACCAGCAGCAGATTACACAGAGCAGTCACTCAGTATTACCAGCATCTGTGGCTATGACGCCAATTGCCGCACACTAGAAACGTCGGCTGGTTATGCGATCGTTAACGTTGCCAAACAGCCTTCCGTGGGTGACTCGGTACTGATTTCCTTCTGCGGAAAAATGGACATTGTGACAGTTCAGGGAAAAGCACTCATCACACAGGAGGGAGAGGTCATTGAAGGTGATTCACTGGACGATGCGAAGGTAATCGGGGTTGTCACATTCCTTCTGAACCGTGTTTCAGTGACTGATAACTTACCGGTTATTTAGGAAGCCTGGTCTGTTCCCTGTGTTTGAATGCCGATCGGTTAGACAGAACAATTAAACGAAATTGCTCTTTCTAACCTATTAGACGTCTGGTTAGCGGAACCCTTAATGAAATCAGCATGCAGGGAGAAAAGGACCGCCCCCGCAAGGGGAAATCCATTTTAGGGATGTGCCCATGAAATTGAATGAATTTGCCGCCGGTCTCACCAAAGACGGACTGCTTGTTTTATGTCTTAACGATGGTGAAATCACCGATTACCTGGTGACCAGTAATGCCTTGCGCACACTGATTCGCCGGGAAGGTGATAGGCTTTCATCCCAGGTTCTGGGTGATGAAGACCGGGTTGTAAACCTAAACTCCTTGCGAGAGGACCTTAAGGTTCTCAAGCCGTAAGTGTTGATTTATAATAATCAAATGGGCTGAACACCCTCTGATTACTGCGCCAACCTGAGGAATCAAAATGGCGCAGAGCATTACCCAAAGTCACTCACACCGTACGCTCGTGCACGGTGTTTCTGCTTGTGCTGGTGGTCCAGCATGAAGAAAGCAGATAGCCTCCATCTTTCGCGTGTGGCCGCATTGGGCTGCATCGTGTGCAGAAATCTGCAGTTGGGCGAAACGCCTGCTGAAATTCACCATCTCCGAACCGGGCAGGGCACAAGCCAGCGCGCTGACCATCGAAAATCAATTCCCCTGTGCCATATGCACCATCGCAACGGCGGTTATGGTGTGGCGATTCATGCTGGCCGCCGAGCCTGGGAAATGAAGCACGGTACCGAAGCAGAGCTGCTGGTACAGGTGCTCTATCTGCTTGGTGAGGGCGCCCATGCCTGAATACATCATCACCCCAGTCGGAAAACCCCGCATGACCCGCGCTGATAAGTGGAAGCAACGCCCGCCGGTGATGCGCTATCGAATGTTTTGCGATGAAGCCCGCCTTCATGGAATCCATGTACCGGAGAACGGCACTCACATAACCTTCGTTTTGCCGATGCCGCAGAGCTGGAGCAAGAAAAAGCGCGCGGCTATGGACGGCCAGCCACACCAGCAAAAGCCCGATCTGGACAACCTAACAAAATCTCTGTTGGACGCCTTGTTTGAGGATGATTCCCACATTTGGGACGCCCGGACATCAAAAGTATGGGGCGAAACCGGAATGATAATTATCGAAAACATTGGAGAGAAAAATGCGTGACATGTACGAGGTAATGGACCGCTGGGGAGCCTGGGCTGCTGCAGATAGCAGTGGAGTCGACTGGCAACCAATAGCAGCTGGTTTTAAAGGCCTACTGCCGCACGGTAAAAAGTCACGTCTGCAATGTGATGACGATGAAGGGATCTTGATTGATGGTTGTGTCGCACGTCTCAAGCAGTATAAGCCGGAAGAATATGAACTGATTATCGCCCACTTTGTTATTGGTATCTCACTACGTACTATAGCGAAAAAGCGGAAATGTTCAGATGGGACAATAAGGAAAGCAATGCAGACTGCTCTTGGCTTTTTAGAAGGTTGTATGTTAATGCTTTTTTCGTAGGGCATAGAAGCCGCATTGCGGCTTCTAGAATGTAATTAAAGATTAATATTTCTCTTCTCTTCAAATAACTCTTTGATTTTTAACGGTATAAAGGTTGACTGAATAAATGAGAAGCATGTAAGGAACGAGATTAAATAACCAATAATGCTTTTGGTATAAGTGAAGTAAACTCCTGTATGTGTTTTGTCTTTAGATAGTAAATAAAAAACAAAAATTAATGCAAGAGTGACTATATACATCAAGAATAGAGTGTAATATTTTGCAAAGCGCATGGAAAAACGGGTGCTTTGATTTGCTTTATCTAAAGCATTGAGGGGGTTCGATATAGAGGCGTTTTCCCCGGACATGGTTATCACTAAAAGTAAAAAACCAGAAAGTATAGAGAAAACGTTAGCCACTAAATTTAACGCATCGTTATTATTTGTCAGACTATTTGTGAGGAATTTTGAAAAAGCAAAGGAGGCCGCAAAATTGCCTGTGGTAATAATTATCCCTTTCCAATTATAATCCTGCAACATACGCCCCCCTTGATTTTTAGAGAGTATTATAGCTCATTTGTGACAAAATGGTAAAGAATTTCATTTGCATACTTGCTAGATATAGTTTGTGAACCGTAAGGTAAAGTATAGTATGTCTTTGTGAGTTTCAGATCGTCGCTTGTAATTCTTTCACCCTTTTTAGTTTCAAAATAAAAATCATTATTTAATTCAGAAACCCAAGGCGATGGATTGCTTTCAATTGATGCAGCAACTGCGGGGTTACCTTTAGCGTCAATAGTAAGATGACCACTTATTCCTGTTTGTTTTAATTTGGGTTCTTTTTTTACTAGGGATTTAATAAAGCCTGGTTTATTCACAAAATCAGATTCATGAACATTGAAGTTTACATGCACTGCACGCAAGCCATCATTTTTGACTTTTTGTATCATATGCTTTTTAAGTATTGCTGACGGTGTAATGTCAATGCCATATGCTTTGAATATGTTGGCTATTTTAACTTCGCTCCAGTTAGTTGATATCTGTAGGAGGGACGCAATTTGATTATTTCTAATCATTAAAAAAGCATGTAAATTATCATAATTTTCGATATCCAATAGATCTTTGCTATTTGGTTTATTTGGAGTGATCGAAACTTCTTCTTTAGGATTATATATTGAAAAATGTAAGTAGTGAGTATTTCCTTTGGTATCGAATTCCTTTAGCTTTAAATGCTTGTTCGATGCTAAGGGAATTACAGAACCTTTAACGAGTTTAGTATTAGAGGATATTTGCTGAAATAAAACGTTTTTACCATCAAGATTAACATTGAATGCCCTAACCAGACATTTTTTTGTTAAGTTATTTTGCTTGGTGTCAGAAAAATTCATTGCTATTCCCTTGTTTAGCTGTGTGCCAGCATTGTAAAAAAAAACTAACGCGTACGCAAAAACTATCGTAACCTGCTAAGAGTGGTTACTACGTTACACAGCTTAATCATCGAAATCCTGCTAAAAATGGTAGGGTTTATCTTTTTCAGGCTCCAGCCGTGAGGCATGTTTTTACCAACGCTGGTATCTATGAATTGCAAACCGATAACTTACTTGGAAGCCAGTAAAGACGTTTATTGTTGCTCGTATGCTATAGTTAATACGGCATTCGATACTGAAAAAACTGGGTGGGGATACACCCGTTACGCAGAGACAACTGCATGACCCCTGACCAGCAAACCCTGCTGGTCTTTTTTTGTACACCTTTAGCTCAGCGTTAGTGCCGGAAGCTTCTGCTTCTTTGGTTCGGTGTTCGGGGCCTCGATGGTGGACAAGTGTATTACTTAATTCACGATTCAGTATTTCTAACGCCACCGTGCAGAATGAAAAGCTACACTCTCTTTGATGAACGGAGGGCCTGGCATGAAAGAAGGGTATTACTGGATCCAGCATAACGGAAAAGTTCAGATAGCTTATTATTCTGATGGCGTGACCGAAGACCTGGAAACAGGTCAAACGATTAACGGTGTATGGCACCTAACGATTGGTGATGACATTTGTCACGATGGTGAGGCCGAAGTTCTACAAGGTCCGCTTTCTCCACCGACAAGCTAATAACATTTATTGCACTGTATTCATTGATCTTCATAGCTTTCGAACTATTCTTTCAAATATCCGGTGGAATGGATATGGAAGTGCTTTGTACATAGTGCTTTTACTGACAGCGTGCATGCTGTTAGCGTCTGGTTGCCTGCTCGCTGAGTGGGCTTTTTTTTGTCCAGACATTACACATTGACCTTCAGAATGATTAGCGCGTAAATTATTTCTGTGGTGAATCCTTTCTTAGCGAAAGGGCGTTCCAGTCAACTGCTATCTGCAGGTATGCGCGCGTCTTTGCTGACTGGAGTAAAGTCACTGGGAGGCACCCGGCACCATGACAACAACAATACAAATTTCACATTCCTTGAGAGCCTGCCATAAAAAGCAGGCCTTTTTTTATGGTTTTGTAATCTGCTGCTACGCTTTGAGTTGTGGGATGTGCCTCCCTCTCCGGTGGTTCTCCTGAGCCTATAGTGAATCAGCCGATACAGCTTCACTCCTGAGCATAGGTCTCACTCACACCTACCTTATAAATAGTCAACTCATTAGCCCGCCTTCAAAAGCGGGCTTTTTTTATTCCTAAAACAGCACCCGCACAGAGCGAGGTGAGAGACGATGAAAATGAATGATTCAGGGAACATCTTCACGCAGTTCTTCGCGTGGGTAGCAGCTCTGGCGTCTGCCATTGGATTTACCACTCAGGATCTGGTGTTCATGTTCTTTGGCGCTGCTGGTTTGCTTATCTCGCTTGCCTCCTACATCAACGGGCGTGTAGATGCACACCGCAGGCTTAAAGAGGATGAGAAGCGAACAAAAATGGTCAATGACTACCTGAAAGGGGTCGGTGATAAACCTCTGCATGAACGCCCGGCTGCGGCAAGCGTAGTTGTTGAGGCATTACAAAAGGAAGGTGAGTAATGGGGAACCGGGCAAAGTTGAGCGCGGCTGTTCTAGGGTTGGTGCTTGCTGGCGCATCTGCACCGACAATCCTCGATCAGTTTCTGAATGAGAAGGAGGGTAACAGCCTCAAGGCGTACAAAGATGGCAGTGGTATCTGGACTATTTGCCGTGGCGCCACGATGGTTGATGGTAAACCGGTTGTGCAGGGCATGAAATTGACTCAGGCCAAATGCAATCAGGTGAATTCTATCGAACGAAATAAGGCTCTGGCGTGGGTTGACCGCAATATTACGGTACCGCTTACCGAACCGCAGAAAGCCGGGATCGCATCTTTCTGCCCGTACAACATCGGGCCGGGTAAATGCTTCCCGTCCACATTCTATAAGCGCATCAATGCTGGTGACCGGAAGGGGGCCTGTGAAGCTATTCGCTGGTGGATTAAAGACGGTGGACGTGATTGCCGACAAACCAAAGGCCAGAAGAATGGCTGCTATGGGCAGGTCGAGCGGCGCGATCAAGAAAGTGCGCTGGCATGCTGGGGGCTGGACCAATGAAAATTAATCTGGGTCTTATCGGCATTGTCGTTATTGCTGGTCTGTCAATAGCGCTCATAAAGAGTTGCGCAGATGCAACCAGCATACGTCGTGATAACGACGTTCTGAGAAATGATAACGCTTTGCAGGGGCAGGTGATTGCCAACCAGGCTTTCAACTTTAATCGGTTCAATCAGGTTGCAGAAAACGCCAGTAGGCTTAATTCCCTGATCGATACTACCACCGAAGAAACTGTAATCGAATACCGGGAGATTCTCCGCCGTGAAAAAACCTGTGATCTGCCTGTTCCTGCTGACATTGCTGGTGGGTTGCTCGAGTACGCGTACCGTTTACGTTCCAGTGCAATGCACACCGATACCGGCAGAACTGACTCAGCCAATGATCGTTCCGCTGCCGCCAGCTCTATGACATACTGCCAGGCTGTGTTGTGGATTAAGCCACTGCTGGCCGTAATTGAGAAGGGCAACAACAACTTCGCAGGAATAAGGCAGATTGAACGGGGCAGGGAGTAGTGTCGGCGGTTGTGTTCCACTTGTTTAAAGCATGCTTCTACCCAGTAAGACTTTTTGTAGACTAATTATCTTCTAATGTGTTCTTAAGAATATCTTGCTATCTTTGATGAGTGTCCATTTTAATGTAGGGTGAGAATGTGAAAATATTAGAATATAGTGTTTTAGTAATTTTTGATAAAAACACTGACACCATCGAACCCACCGACACACTTAAAGAATATCTTCTGGCTAGAGGGTATAAGAGAGTTTCCTCATTTCATGATAAATCGGACGCCTATGCCTATGCCTATCTTGGCATGGAACCTCAGGCCATGGCTAAGTCAGAAACTGATATTGATGGGGCGAATTTGCTTAAGAAGCGCTTGTTGCGACTGTTCAGGAAGGTAACCATTTCGCACGGTGAGTTTCCTCAAGTCTTAATGATGATTTCACCTTCTAATGCAACTACAGTTCATGCAGGAAGAGGAAAGCCACGTACGAAAAATGTTTGAAACTCACAAAAAACCCTCAATAATGAGGGCTAATGGTCAAGGTGAATTCATTCTGATTATTGGTGTTGGCACAAAAGAACCGCTTAATGATAGTGGCTCATTGAAATATCGCAACCAACTTTTATTTAACATTTGGGTTGATTTTAGACAATAAATCAATCCTGCTTATTAATTGCATCTATTTTAAAGGCGTTTTACATGGGTTACTTTGTTTTTTTATGTTATTGATTAGTCATGCTGAACTATCTCAACGTATTTATGTGATGTTGATCACTAAGCGTTATCACGGTTTTAGTCTTGTAGTAGTGCAATCTTACCCCCTGTTCAATAAAGTCCACTAAACTACCATGGTCATTGTCAGCTGTGTAATGTATTAAGATTGTGCTAAAACTGATAACACAATTATAATGAAATGATAGATATAGCAAAAAATTGCTGTATCGTTACTTATGTGGAGAATGTCATGGATACTCTCGTAAGCCTTGAACCAGTTCTCATGATACTGTTCATCAGCTTAACAATGATAGCCTATGGTTTGCGCATGGTTATATTAGCTACGATTTGTGTTCTGATGACGGCTTTTTCAGGACTGCTTTTCTTTTTTAATTAAATTTCACAAAATTAATTTCTTGGATGAAAAGTGGGTATATCTTTTATTAATTCCACATATGTAACCTTTTTCATTGGTTTATGTCCGATTCTCTGCTTGATCATGCTTATTCAATCCGTCGCTCTTTATAAGTGGCGGTACAAGTCTTTTGCTAAGGCGCTTTGTTTTATTGCTTTGATTTTAGCGAGCATAGCGGGGGTTATGATATTTATTCTTTTGAATCAAAAAACTATTCCGCATTAGCCTTTTGTGTAACGGGTCCTTTCCGGAAGATTGATGTGTTACGGGGCGGCGACCTCGCAGGTTCTCGCTATTTATGAAAATTTTCAGGATTTTGCCGTTTCCGTTCTTCTTCTTTATAAGTCCTTGTATTTGCTGGGTATAACCAACCAAAAGAAAGGAAGTATTAAAGCCTGGTAGTAGTCATTTTACCCGGCATGGTTTCCTTACCCTGTTTTTCGCCTGGAGTTCGTCATGGAGGTCAATAAAAAACGCCTTTCAGAGATTTTTGGTGTCAGCATCCGCACGATCCAGAACTGGCAGGATCAGGGAATGCCAGTCGCGCGAGGTGGCGGTAAAGGGAATGAAGTGCTTTATGACTCTGCCGCCGCAATTGAATGGTATTCCGCCCGGGACGCAGCGATAGAAAACGAAAAGCTGCGCAAAGAGGTTGAACAGCTGAGAGTTGATTCAGAATCAGACCTCCAGCCTGGCACGATTGATTATGAGCGCCATCGGCTTACCCGAGCCCAGGCTGATGCTCAGGAACTAAAAAATGCAAAAGAGTCCGCTGAGGTGGTGGAGACCGCATTCTGCACGTTCGTGCTGTCGCGGATAGCCGGAGAAATTGCCAGTATCCTTGATGGAATACCTCTGTCGGTTCAGCGGCGCTTTCCGGAACTGGAAAATCGACATATTGATTTCCTCAAGAAGGACATCATAAAAGCCATGAACAAAGCAGCTGCGCTGGATGAAATGATACCGGGGTTGCTGAGTGAATATATCGAACAGTCAGGTTAAGGGGCTACAGCACTCCGCGCGCTCGGGGCTCCGTTCGTTGTACCGGCCAGAACCGCAAACGGCGGTTGAGTGGGCAGACGAAAATTATTACCTTCCAAAAGAGTCTGCTTATCAGGAAGGGCGCTGGGAAACGCTGCCGTTTCAGCGTGCGATAATGAATGCGATGGGTAATGACTATATCCGCGAGGTTAATGTCGTTAAGTCTGCCCGTGTAGGCTATTCAAAAATGCTGCTCGGCGTGTATGCGTATTTCATCCAGCATAAACAACGTAACTCACTGATCTGGTTACCTACCGACGGTGATGCAGAGAACTTCATGAAGTCCCATGTCGAACCGACAATCAGGGATATCCCCACGCTATTGGCGCTGGCACCCTGGTACGGTAAAAAACACCGGGACAACACGTTGAGCATGAAACGTTTCTCCAATGGGCGCGGTTTCTGGTGCCTCGGTGGTAAAGCTGCAAAAAACTACCGTGAAAAATCTGTTGATGTGGCGGGTTATGACGAGCTGGCGGCATTTGACGAGGATATCGAGAAAGAGGGCTCTCCAACGTTCCTGGGGGATAAACGTATTGAAGGGTCGGTCTGGCCTAAATCCATACGAGGATCCACACCCAAAATTAAAGGAACGTGCCAGATTGAACGTGCCGCCAAAGAGTCGGAGCATTTCTTACGCTTCTATGTTCCCTGCCCACACTGTGGGGAAGAGCAGTACCTTAAATTCGGCGATAAAGAGACGCCATTCGGATTCAAGTGGACGCCGGGCGATCCTGCCAGCGTTATATACCTGTGTGAACACAATGCCTGCGTAATTAAACAGCAGGAGCTCGATTTTTCGCAGGCGCGGTACATCTGTGATGAAACCGGCATCTGGACGCGCGACGGCCTTTGCTGGTTTTCATCATCGGGTGCCGAAATTGATCCGCCTGACAGCGTAACCTTTCACATCTGGACGGCCTATAGCCCCTTCACAACCTGGGTGCAAATCGTCAAGGACTGGATCAAGACCAAAGGGGACACGGGAAAGCGTAAGACGTTCGTCAACACAACACTTGGTGAAACGTGGGAGCCTAAAATTGGTGAGCGTCCTGATGCTGAGGTGATGGCCGAACGTATTGAGCACTTCGGGGCCAGGGTGCCGGAGCGCGTGGCCTACCTTACTGCCGGTATTGACTCCCAGCTTGACCGTTACGAAATGCGTGTCTGGGGCTGGGGGCCTGGCGAGGAAAGCTGGCTTATCGACAAAATTATCATTATGGGTCGCCATGATGATGAATCCACGCTTCTCAGGCTGGACGAGGCGATCAACAAAACCTATCCGAGGCCTAACGGCGTTGAGATGCTTATTTCCCGCATCTGCTGGGATATCGGCGGCATAGACCCAACGATTGTTTATAACCGCTCGAAAAAGCATGGTCTGTTTCGTGTCATTCCTGTTAAAGGCGCATCTGTTTACGGCAAGCCCGTGGCGAATATGCCTCGCAAGCGTAACAAGAATGGCGTTTATCTCACTGAGGTAGGAACAGACACCGCGAAAGAGCAGATTTATAACCGTTTCACGCTGGTGGCAGAAGGCGACGAGCCGCTGGCGGGTGCGGTTCACTTCCCTAATAACCCTGAAATATATGATTTAGCTGAGGCTCAGCAGCTTACGGCTGAAGAGCAGGTTGAGAAGTGGGTAGACGGGAAGAAAAAAATCGTCTGGGACAGTAAAAAACGACGAAACGAGGCGCTTGACTGTTTTGTCTACGCGCTTGCAGCTCTGCGGATAAGTATCTCCCGCTGGCAGCTGGATCTGGATTCTCTTCTGGCCAGCTTACTGGAAGAAGACACTGGCCGTAAAAATAACAAATCTCTGGCTGATTATGCCAGGGCATTAGCGGGAGATGAATAATGGCAACACAGGCTGAACTGGATGCCGCGCGCGCAGCGTTACATGACCTGATGATGGGGAAACGGGTTGCGACGGTACAGAAAGACGGTCGAAAGGTGGAATTTACGGCGACCTCAGTCAGCGATCTGAAAAAGTACATCGCCGATCTTGAGTCACAGGTCGGTACCACTTCACGACGCCGCGGTCCGGCAAGGTTCTACGCATGAAAATTCCTTCTTTAGTTGGCCCTGACGGGAAAACCTCCCTGAGGGAATATGCAGGCTATCACGCCGGTGGCGGCGGATTCGGTGGACAGCTAAATGCCTGGAATCCCCAGAGTGAAAGTGCCGACGCCGCACTTCTGCCGAACTTCTCACGGGGGAATGCCCGTGCTGATGATCTGGTCCGAAACAATGGTTATGCGGCAAACGCCGTGCAGTTGCACCAGGATCACATCGTCGGGTCTTTTTTCAGACTGAGTTACTGCCCGAGCTGGCGATATCTCGGCATTAAAGAAGAGGAAAGCCGGGCGTTTGCCAGGGAGGTGGAGGCCGCCTGGTATGAATATGCGGAGGATGACTTTTGCGGGATTGATGCCGAGCGCAAGCGAACCTTTACCATGATGATCCGCGAAGGTGTCGCGACGCACGCTTTTAACGGGGAGCTGTGCGTACAGCCCACCTGGGGCAGTGATTCATCGCGACTTTTTCGCACGCAATTTAAAATGGTTAGTCCAAAACGCGTGAGTAATCCCGGTAATACAGGTGACACGCGTAACTGTCGCGCGGGCGTCAAAATCAGTGATAGCGGCGCAGCGCTGGGGTACTACGTCAGCGAAGACAGCTATCCTGGCTGGATGTCGCAAAAATGGACCTATATACCACGGGAACTGCCGGGCGGAAGGCCATCATTCATCCATATTTTTGAACCGCTTGAGGATGGACAGACCCGCGGCGCAAACGTGTTTTACAGCGTGATGGAGCAGATGAAAATGCTCGACACCCTGCAAAATACCCAGCTCCAGAGCGCGATAGTGAAGGCCATGTATGCGGCCACCATCGAAAGTGAGCTTGATACCGATACGGCGATGGACTTTATCCTCGGCGCGGATAGCAAGCAGCAAAATAAGTTGACGGGCTGGCTTGGCGAAATGGCATCTTATTACGCCGCGGCGCCGGTTCGCCTCGGTGGCGCGAAAGTGCCTCATCTTTTGCCGGGCGATTCACTGAACCTTCAGTCAGCGCAGGATACCGATAACGGTTATTCCACCTTTGAACAATCCCTTCTGCGCTATATCTCGGCTGGTCTTGGTGTGTCGTATGAGCAACTTTCCCGCAACTACTCTCAGATGAGCTATTCGACAGCGCGTGCCAGCGCCAATGAATCCTGGGCGTTCTTTATGGGGCGTCGGAAGTTTGTCGCGGCCCGGCAGGCCTGTCAGATGTTCGTCTGCTGGCTCGAAGAGGCGATTGCGCGCCGGGTTGTCACGCTCCCGTCCAAAGCCAGGTTTAGCTTCCAGGAGGCGAGAACCGCATGGGGTAACGCCAACTGGATTGGCTCGGGGCGCATGGCTATTGATGGGCTGAAGGAGGTGCAGGAGGCCGTAATGCTGATCGAGGCCGGTCTCAGCACATATGAGAAGGAGTGTGCCAAACGCGGAGATGACTATCAGGAAATATTTTCTCAGCAGGTACGTGAAACTATGGAGCGCCGCCAGGCGGGACTTAAACCTCCGGCATGGGCGGCTGCTGCTTTCGACGCAGGGCTGAAAAAATCAAACGAGGAGGATAAAGATGACGCCAGAGCTGCGTAATCTCCCGCACATTGCCAGCATGGCCTTCAATGAGCCGCTGATGCTTGAACCCGCCTACGCGCGGGTTTTCTTTTGCGCGCTGGCAGGCCAGCTGGGTATCACCCGTCTGACGGATCCCGCTTCTGGCGTCACGCTCGGTGCGGAACAAATTGCAGAGCCGCTGGCGCTGTTTGGCGATGATGAGGAAATGGGGCCCCGGCCAGCGCGGAGCTATCAGGTAACAAACGGGATCGCGGTGCTTGCCGTTTCCGGCACGCTGGTCAGCAAAACCCGGTCACTGCAGCCTTATTCCGGTATGACGGGCTATAACGGGATCATTGCCCGCCTGCAGCAGGCAATCAGCGATCCCGGCGTGGACGGTATCCTGCTGGATATGGACACGCCGGGCGGGATGGTGTCCGGTGCTTTTGACTGTGCCGATATTATTGCCCGGATGCGGGATATCAAGCCCGTCTGGGCGCTGGCGAACGATATGAACTGCAGCGCAGGGCAGCTTATTGCCAGTGCTGCATCACGACGGCTTGTCACGCAAACGGCCAGAACCGGATCTATCGGCGTCATGATGGCGCACAGTAATTATGGCGCTGCACTGAAAACTAACGGCGTTGAGGTCACGCTGATTTACAGCGGCGATCACAAAGTCGACGGCAATCCTTACGAAAAACTACCGAAGGACGTTCGCGCTGATTTTCAGACGCGTATCGATGCCACTCGTCAGATGTTTGCCGAAAAGGTTTCCGCTTATACCGGCATGTCAGTGCAGGCCGTACTGGACACCGAAGCGGCTGTCTTCTCAGGCCAGGAGTCCGTGGATAACGGTCTGGCGGATGAACTTGTTAACAATACCGATGCGCTCGGCGTGATGCTTGAAGCACTCGACAGACGCAAAAAAACAACCACTGGAGGAACTATGCCATCACCTTCTGCATCTGCAGCGACCAATCAGACAGCTACACAGACTTCTGCACCAACTGAGCAGGTCACCACCGTTGACACAACAACCACGGCTTTAACGGCCCCGGCAGACCTCAGCGCTCAGGTTTCGGCAGCCGTAGCCGCCGAGAACGGTCGCATCATGGGTATTCTGAACTGCGAAGAGGCAAAAGGTCGCGAATCACAGGCCCGCGCGCTGGCCGAAACGCCGGGCATGACGGTCGAGAGTGCGCAGCGCATTCTGGCCGCGGCGCCGCAAAGCGCCCAGGTGCGTACCGATACGGCGCTGGATCGTCTGATGGAAACCGCACCTGGCGCTCTTCCTGCAGGAAATGTCTCTGCTGAAGCCGGCGACGATTTGTTAAACACCCCCGTATAAGAGGCTAACATGGCAATCACCGAAGTATTTACTCATCACCAGCCGCTCGGTAACAGCGATCCGGCGCACACTGCGTATGCACCGGGCGAACTGACAGCATCCACCCCGGCAATGACCCCGCTCATGCTCGATGCTACGTCAGGCAAGCTAACTGTCTGGGACGGCGAGAACGCAGGTGCAGCAACCGGCATTCTGGCGGTTACTGCTGACCAGAGTAGTGCAGAACTGGCATTTTATAAATCCGGTTCGTTCCGCATCGAAGATGTGCTCTGGCCATCTGCCGTTACCGACGAAAATATCAAACGTAACGCGTTTGCCGGTACTGCGATCAGCATCGTTTAATCACCCTCAACTTTCATAAAAGCCGCATATGCGGCTTTTTTTACGGGAAAATTCTATGTCAGTGTACACAACAGCCCAGCTTCTGGCGGTCAATGAGAAGAAATTCAAGTTCGATCCGCTCTTCCTGCGCATCTTCTTTCGCGAAACTTATCCCTTCAGTACAGAAAAAGTCTACCTGTCGCAAATTCCTGGCCTGGTCAACATGGCTCTTTACGTGTCGCCGATTGTCTCCGGGAAAGTGATCCGTTCCCGTGGCGGCAGCACGTCGGAATTTACGCCTGGCTATGTGAAGCCTAAGCATGAAGTTAACCCGCTGATGACTCTTCGCCGCCTGCCTGATGAAGACCCACAAAATCTGGCCGACCCTGCCTATCGCCGCCGCCGCATCATCCTTCAAAACATGAAAGATGAAGAGCTGGCGATTGCACAGGTGGAAGAGAAGCAAGCAATTGAAGCTGTGCTCTATGGGAAATACACCATGAGCGGAGAAGCATTTGAGCCAGTAGAAGTCGATATGGGCCGCAGTGCCGGTAACAACATCATCCAGGCGGGTGCAGCTGCCTGGTCCTCTCGCGACAAAAAAACGTACGACCCGACCGATGATATTGAGGCGTACGCGCTCAACGCCAGCGGCACAATCAACATTATTGTGTTCGATCCGAAGGGCTGGGCATTGTTCCGCTCTTTCGACGCGGTGAAGGAAAAATTGGATACACGTCGCGGCTCTAACTCCGAACTGGAAACCGCACTGAAAGACCTGGGGGAAGCCGTTTCTTATAAGGGCATGTACGGAGATGTGGCCATTGTCGTTTACGCAGGCCAGCTTGTTGAAAATGACGTCAAAAAGAACGCTCTACCAGACCTGACAATGGTGCTCGGAAATACCCAGGCGCGCGGCCTGCGTACCTATGGCTGCATTCTGGATGCAGATGCCCAGCGCGAAGGCATTAATGCTTCAACACGCTACCCGAAAAACTGGGTGCAAACGGGCGACCCGGCACGTGAGTTCACCATGATTCAGTCAGCTCCGCTGATGCTGCTGCCAGATCCTGACGCGTTCGTTTCAGTCAAGCTGGCATAACTTTCCCCAGTGGCCCTGTCGGGCCACATTTCTGGAGTATTTTCCATGACAGAAAAAGAAACCCTTATCGCCCGACTGAAAGAGCTGGGCGTAAAGCTTGATCGTGAGGTCAACGTCACAGGCACGATCCAGGAGCTTACGTTACGTATTTCTGAGCTCGAAGAGGAACTCGACGAAGACGGAGAAGAGGGAGCGGAAGCGGCCAGTAGTGCTGTTACCAGCACGTCGAGCCAGCCTGGCGCGGATATCACTTCTGGCTCGATTACCGAAAATCCTGCATCAACAGAGATCGGCGCGCTGGTGGCGGTTGAAACGCTGGTGACCTTGCACATAAATGCGCTTGACGCCACGCGTAACGAGTCTGTGTCTATTGTCGAGCCCGGTGTCGTTATCCGCGTGACTGACGTAGAGGCTAACGACCTGATATCTCGGGAGCTGGCCCGGGAAATCTGACAGGGGGCCTGATGGCTGATTTCGACAATCTTTTTGATGAAGCGATGGCGCTCGCGGATACCACTATACGTGGAGTGATGGGCGCAGAGGCAAGGATAACCTCAGGATCTTTATCCGGCGTCACGCTCCGGGGGGTCTTTGACGATCCAGAGAACATTGGTTACGCCGAAGTGGGGATCCGAATTGATGGAACCAGGCCGACGTTGTTTGTGAACACATCGGATGTTAGCGGGCTGGAAAGGCTGGACACGCTGAAGGTTAGCGGGCGTGAATTTTGGGTTGATCGCATTGGTCCGGATGATTGCGGGTCCTGCCATGTTTGGCTGGGTAGTGGATCACCTCCCGGCGGTTCGCGGCGTCGTTAAGGAGCATTCATGTCGATAAAAGGTCTTGAGCAGGCGATCGCTAACCTGGATAGCCTGGACAGAAATATGGTTCCCAATGCCAGCGCATGGGCTGTGAACCGGGTTGCTGCTAATGGCGTCTCGGTTGCCGTCCGAAGGGTGGCGAAAGAAACGGTAGCCGGTGATAACCGCGTTTCGGGGATCCCCGTAAAGCTGGTCCGACAAAGGGTGCGAATCAACAAAGCCTCGGCGTCAGGGCACTCAGCGGCCCGAATTAAGGTTAACCGGGGCAATCTTCCCGCCATCAAACTCGGTGCCGCGCAGGTCAGGGCGACGAATCGAAAGGGCCCACTGGTTCGAAAAAGTAGCGTGTTAAGAATTGGCCGTTATGTTTTTCGCGACGCCTTTATCCAGCGCCTGGCGAACGGCCGCTGGCACGTCATGAAGCGCATTGCAGGAAAAAGTCGTTATCCCATCGACGTGGTCAAAATTCTATTGTCCGCGCCCCTCACAACTGCTTTCGAAGCAGAAAAGAAACGCATGCTTGAAGAGGAAATGCCAAAACAACTTGGCTATGCCCTCAGGCAACAACTGAGGTTGCATCTGACACGATGAAACACACTCTCATTCGCCAGAAAATTATTGATGTGCTTGAAGAGGCCATCGGGAACGACGTCATGTTTTTTGACGGGCGTCCTGCTGTCATTGAGGAGGAGGATTTTCCTGCCGTCGCGGTCTATCTGACCGATGCGGAGTATACCGGCGAAGAACTTGATGCCGATATGTGGGCGGCAACGCTACATATCGAGGTCTTCCTGTCCTCGCAGGTACCAGATTCCGAACTGGATGAATGGATGGAAAGCCATATCTATCCGGCCCTCGCTGATGTTCCCGGCCTCGATTCACTGTTATCACTCATGGTTCCACAAGGCTTCGATTATCAGCGCGATGATGCGATGGGGTTGTGGACTTCCGCCGATATGAAATATTCAATCACTTACGAAATGTGAGGAAAACATGCCAACACCAAATCCACTCGCTCCTGTAAAAGGTGCCGGTACCACGCTCTGGCTGTACACCGGAACGGGTAACGCTTTCGCCAACCCACTCTCTGATATCGACTGGAACCGCCTGGCGAAAATCAAAGAACTTACGCCGGGCGAAATGACCGCCGAATCGTATGACGACACTTACCTCGACGACGAGGATGCCGACTGGAACGCGACGGCCCAGGGGGCAAAATCTGCTGGCGATACCTCGTTCACCCTCGCCTGGAAGCCGGGCGAAGAAGGGCAAAAAGACCTGGTCGCATGGTTTATTGATGGCTCAGTACGCTATTACAAAATCAAATACCCGAACGGTACCGTCGACGTTTTCCGCGGCTGGTGCAGCAGTCTGGGTAAAGCCATTCCGGCAAAAGAGGTCATTACTCGTACAGCGAAAATCACCAATACCGGCAAGCCGGAGCTGGCTGAAGAAAGCGGGACCCCGAATATCCCCGTGACCGGTGTTACGCTCGATAAAGCCACTGCAAGCGTGGTCGTGGGCGCAACCACAACGCTCAATGTGACGGTTAACCCTGCCAGTGCCTCAGATACCTCTTTCCGCGTGGCAACCTCCGACGGGGCAAAAGCAACGGTCACCGTTAGCGGCAACGCGATCACCGTCACCGGCATGGCGGCAGGCACCGCTGACGTTATTGTTATGACCAGCGATGGTAATTTCGTTGCGGTCTGCAAAGTCACCGTAACTGCAGTGTAAGGAAGGACGCATGTTTCTGAAAAAAGAGAAGTTCACCTGGCAAACGGAATCCCTGACCATCTTCGAACTGTCGGCGCTGCAGCGTATTGAGTACATCACGTTTATGGCCGCAGAGGAAAAGGCCGTCAGCGCTGACAGCGATGGCATCAGCGATCAGGAAATGACGGCCAGGCTGATTGGCTCAAATATTCGCTGCGGTGCGCGTCTTATCGCGATGTCTTTGTGGCATAACGATCCGGCTGGCACGGATGTGGAAACACTTTATCAGCAGGTACTTAGCGGCTGGCCGCCGGAGGCTATCGGTAAAGCAGAAATGCAAATAAAGCTGCTTTCCGGCATGCTCGTTCCGGTTGATGATGACAACGTTGCCGATCCAGATGCCTCAGCTGAGGCCAAAAGCGAAGAACCCGTTTCGGCGGAAAAGCCCTTGCCAGCGAGCTGAAGTTTGTCCTGAATCTGGCGCGCGAGTTCGGGCGACCCGACTGGCGCGCCATGCTGGCTGGAATGACTTCCAGTGAGCTGGGCGACTGGCACCAGTTCTACCGGGAGCATTATTTTCAGGACGCGCAGCTCGATGTGCATTTCTCAGAGCTGCTTTATTCCATCTCAACTCTTTTCTTCCGCGATCCGGAACTTACCCCCGCACTTTTCAGCCTGCTTTCTCCTTCGGGTGTCGTCATCAGCGATGATGAGCCGAACGACGAGACGCTGATGACCGCCGCCGAGGGGATCACAGGAGGTATCCGTTATGGCCCAGCAGATTAGCGATCTGGTTATCAAGCTGGATGTTGACCGCGCCACCTTCAGCGAGCAGGTCGCCCGCATCAAAGGGCAACTGACAGGAATGGCGGATGAGTCTGATAAAGTTCAGACGCGAATGCAGCGCGCAGCGGACCGTCAGAGCGCGGCACTAAAGAGCGTGGGCGACGCTGGTGCAGCTGCAGCTACAGAAATGAAAGCCCGACAGTCTGCTGCAACGGAAGGGCTGACAAAAGACTGGCAGAACGTTTCTAAGTCCGTTGATGAAACTCACCGCCGTGTGACCGAGCTTAATCAGCGCATGCGTGAAAATGACGGGCAGTCCGCAGCGCTTGCCCGCCGACAGGATGAACTGGCGGCATCCTTTTTCCGCCAGATTGACGGCGTTCGCCAGCTCAATGGTGAAACACAGTCGCTTGCGAACGTGCAGGCGCGCTTTCGTGCAGCCAGGGCACAGGGCAACATCACCCAGCAGGATTATCTCGCCCTTATTTCCCGCACCACGGCCCGGCAAAAAGAACTGCAGATCGTGGAGGAAAAATCGGCCGCCGCGCGTACCCGATTCCTCAGCCAGCTGAAGCAACAGGTTGCAGAGCAAAAGCTCTCAGGTACCGAGCTGCTGCGCATGAAGGCGGCGCAGGTCGGTGCCAGCGATGCGGCTGAGGTCTATATCCGCAAGCTTGAAGCTGCCAAAGTGGCCACGCACGGTCTGGGGCTGCAAAGTGCTGCTGCCCGGCAGGAGCTGGGGGTACTTATCGGCGAGGTCATGCGCGGTAACTTCGGTGCGCTGCGCGGCTCCGGGATCACGCTGGCGAACCGGGCAGGATGGATAGACCAGTTGCTGTCGCTGCGCGGCCTGGGGATCGCCGGCTTGGTTGGTGGGATTGCCGCGGCGGTTTTCGGACTGGGTAAGGCCTGGTATGACGGCAGCAAAGAGTCTGAGGAATTTAACAGGCAGCTGATCCTGACCGGGAACTACGCGGGGAAAACGTCAGGGCAGCTTCAGGCGCTGGCGCGCTCGCTGGCCGGTAATGGCATCACGCAGCATGCCGCTGCAGGCGTGCTGGCGCAGGTCGTTGGAAGCGGCGCATTCAGCGGGAATGACGTCGGCATGGTTAGCAATGTTGCCGCCAGGCTGCAGCAGGCTACCGGGCAGGCCGTTGACGAAACCATCAACCAGTTTAAACGACTGAAGGATGATCCGGTTAACGCGGTCGCTACGCTCAACGATTCCCTTCACTTTCTGACGGCCACCCAGTATGAACAGATAGCTTCTGCTCAGGCGCTGGGGGATTCGCAGAAAGCTGCCGAGCTGGCAATGCGGGCATATTCCGACGCGGTCATTCAGCGTGCCGGTGCGGTCGAGGATAATCTCGGAACCCTCGAAAAAGCCTGGAACTGGGTGAAGAATGCAGCCTCCGGCGCATGGGATGCGATGCTGGGCGTCGGGCGTAATCCTGACACCGCGATGAAGCGACAGGACTCTTTTGCTGAATGGCAGGCAGCAGAGAAAGAGTACCGCGCGCTGTCCCGCAATCTTAAAGTCGACCCGGATTATGCCGGTAACAACGTTCTGCAGAAAGCGGATGCGGAAAGGCTGAGAAACGCGCGCCAGCAGGTGGAGCTGAAAAAGCAGGCTTACGATCTTGCCGATCAGCAATACGCCCAGGAAGGGCTGGCAGCCGCGCGGGAAAAAATGCGGACGGACCAGCAGGCTCAGGCAATCCGCAACCAGCAGCAGTTTAATCAGATGGTTGAATCCGGCGCGACGGCGGCAGAAAAGCGGGCTTCAGCAGAGAAAAAGCTCAGTCAGCTTATTGAGAAAAACCGCCAGGATGCGAAAGACGGTGTCGCCACGCTGTGGACTGAAAAGGACATTGCCGCTGCCCGCGCCGGGATTGAAAAGCAGTGGAAGGATCCAAAAACGCCGAAAGGCAAAAGCTATTCAACCCCCGCCGGGGACAAAGCCGAGGAAAAGGCGCAGGCCGAACTTCTCACCCTTCAGGCCCAGCTTAAAACGCTTGAGCAGCATACCAGCGTGAACGACGTCATAAGCAAACAGCGTCAGGATCTCTGGCAGACTGAAAATCAGTTCACCGTTCTGCAGGAGGCCGCGGGGCGTCGTCAGCTTACGGCGCAGGAAAAATCCCTGCTGGCGCACAAGGAAGAAACGCTCGAGTACAAGCGGCAGCTGGCCGACCTGGGCGATAAGGTTGCCAGCCAGCAGAAGCTCAACCAGCTGGCCGATCAGGCCGTGAAGTTTGAGCAGCAGCAAAAAGCCGCCAGGGCGGGTTTACAGGCTCAGTCTGAGGGGCTATCCACCCGCGAAGCCGGGCGACAAACCACCCTGCAACGTCTCAGCGAGAGCTATTCATATAACCCTCAGGCGCTGCAAAAGGTTCTGGAAGAGCAAAGGGCGACGTTCGAGGCTGAAGATGCCCTGCGCGCAAACTGGCTGGCCGGTGCGAAACAGGGCTGGGCCGAATATCAGGATTCAGCGACAAACGTTTTCAGCTCCGTTCAGCAGATTTCGCAGGCAACGTTCAGCGGGCTGGCGGGCCAGCTTACCAGCCTGACGACAACCGGGAAGGCGAGCTTCCGGGACTTCACCAGCTCAATCCTCAAAATGATTGTGTCCGTTATCAACCAGCTGCTGGTGGCCTATACCATCCAGAGCGCAATGGGCTGGGTGAGCGGCTGGGCGAAAACCTCCTCTTCAGGTCAGTCATTCGCGGTCCCGTCATTCCGGCCACAGGGCTATGACGTGGGCGGTTTTACCGGGCACGGAGGCAAATATGAGCCCGCAGGCGTGGTACATCGCGGGGAATTCGTCTTCACCAAAGAATCGACCAGCCGCATCGGTGTGGCCAATCTCTATCGCCTCATGCGCGGGTATGCCTCGGGTGGTCTCGTCGGCGGCGGGAGCGCAGTCGGTGCTGGTATGGGGGGGATCAGTGTTTATGCCCCAGTCAACATCAGCCAGCAGGGGGGAGACGGAAGCATAAATCAGGCGAACGCCACGGGGACGGCGAAACAGCTGCAGGCGATTGTTCAGCAGACAATCACCGAGCGACTGAAAAAAGAAATGTCCGCAGGCGGCGTGCTTTATTCGAGGAGGACACCGTGACAGACACGTTTACCTGGCGCACGAGAAAAACCGCGCAGGGCACTGAAACAGCCCGAACGCTGCAGGCCCAGTTCGGGGATGGCTACAAACAGATAGCAGGGATGGGGATCAACGACAAACAGGAAACGTGGAACCTGGACTGGACGGGCACCAGACAGGAGGCGGCTGCGCTGCGCGCTTTTCTGATGTCTCACGTTACTAAATCGTTCTGGTGGACCACGCCATGGGGTGAAAAAAAGCTGTTCAGAATGAAGGCCGATTCGTTCAGCGTTTCTTTCCCTACCGGGAAAAAAGCCACAGTGGCCTTCACTTTTGAACAGGCGTTCGCGCCCTGATTTTCTCGACAAACACTGAAAGCTGCCTCCGGGCGGCTTTTTTTATGGAGGGAGTATGAGTTTTACGGCAGACATCCAACAGCTTGAGCCCGGTAGCGTTATTCAGCTGATTGAGATCGACGGCACTGAATTCGGTATGGATCAGGTGCTGCGTTTTCATGCGCACAATATCCAGGAAGAGGGGTGGGCAGCCTTCGCTGCAGAAAATCTGCCCGCCATTATCTGGCAGGGAAACCAGTACGATCCCCATCCCTACGAACTGAAGGGGATGGAGTTGTCGAGTACAGGTTCCCAGCCAACGCCCACGCTGTCCGTCGGGAATGTCGGAAACTATGTCACCGCGCTGTGTCTTGAATATGACGATATGGTCAGGGCTGAGGTCAAAATCCATACCACGCTTTCGAAGTATCTCGATGCCGCCAACTGGAAAAACGGTAATCCGGGTGCCAGCCCGACCGATGAGCGCCTTCAGCTCTTTTACGTCAATGCTAAAACCGCAGAGACGCGGGTACAGGTTGATTTCGAGCTGTGTTCTCCTTTCGATATTCAGAGCCTGCAGCTGCCGACACGGCAGATTACTCCTGTCTGCACCTGGTGTATGCGGGGCTGGTACCGAAGCGGGACCGGATGCGATTACAACGGCACGAAATACTTTACCAAAGACGGTATGCCGACCGATGACCCGTCGAAAGACGTTTGTGGCGGCCGCCGGCAGGATTGTCAGGATCGTCACGGCCCGGACGCGCCGCTGCCGTTCGGTGGTTTTCCGGCCGCTAACCTGCAGGGGAAATAAAGATGCGTGAAAAATTGCTGGATGCTATCCGTCAGCACGTCGCTGCTGAATACCCCAAAGAAGCCTGCGGTCTTATTGTTCAGTCAGGTCAGCAACAAATCTATATTCCCTGCCGCAACATTGCAGATAAGCCCGAGGAGACATTCACGCTCTCCCCGGAAGATCAGCTCGCTGCCCGCGCGCGCGGTGAGATCATCATGCTCATTCATTCCCATCCGGATGTGGTTCGGCTGGTGCCCTCGGAGCTGGACCGGATCCAGTGCGACTGGTCGGGGATTGAGTGGGGGATCATGTCCTGGCCGGAAGGGGATTTTTGTACGATTTCCCCGCGTGAAGACCGGGATTATGCCGGGCGGCAGTGGGTACTGGGGTACGCCGACTGCTGGTCGCTTATCCGTGAATTTTATCTCCGCGAATACGGCATTGTTCTCGGAAACTATTCAGTACCTTACGAATGGTGGGAGAGCGGCAAGGAACGGCTCTACGACGACAACTGGGAGCGTGAGGGGTTCGTTGAGATTGCTGCCGGTGCAATGCAGCCAGGGGACATCATCATGATGAGCGTGCAGGCATCGGTGACTAATCACGCCGCGGTATATGTGGGTGACAACATCATTCTCCATCATCTTTTCGGGCACCTTTCTTCGCGAACGCCTTATGGAAAATATTATCGCGACAGAACGGTCCGGGTGGTCAGGCATAAGGACAGAATGCATGGTTAAGACGCTTATTCTCGAAGGGAAAATGGCTAAAAAATTCGGTAAACGCGTTCTGTTTGATGTTGCCGATCTGCGCGAAATGCTCAGGGCCATGTGTTCACAGGTTCCCGGATTCAAAAAATATATGTCGGAAGCTCATATGAAGGGGATCCGTTTCGCCTTTTTTAACGGTGACAACAATATCGGGCTGGAAGAGTTTGATATGACCCGCGGTGGAAGCGTGTACCGGATCGTGCCCGTTTATGAGGGGGCCAAAAGTTCTGGCGTCCTGCAGATAGTTGTCGGTGCCGTTGCGCTGGTCTCTGCATTCTTTACCGCGGGTGCGAGTATGGCTGCCTGGGGGGCGGCAATGAGTGCAACAGCCATCAGCGCCACGTCAATTTTGACCGGGGTCGGGGTGTCAATGATGCTTGGTGGCGTTGTCCAGATGCTCACGCCCCAGCCATCCTTCGGCGCGGGTAAATCCTCCAGCACGGACAACACGCCTAACTACGCCTTCGGGGCGCCGGTTAATACGGTCGCTATGGGGCATCCTGTCCCCCTGGCCTACGGTCTGATCGAGGCAGGGGGAGCGATAGTCAGCGCCGGTATGTACTCGAGCGATCAGCAGTAGGCCAGCGGCCACTAACTTAAAGGTGCTTCGGCACCTTTTTTTATGGGTGAGAAAATGCAGCTTCTTAAACAAGAAACCATCCTGCAGGGTGCAAAAGGGGGAGGTGGCAGTTCGCATACTCCGGTTGAGCAGCCTGACGATCTGCTGTCGGTCGCAAAATTAAAAATGCTCATTGCCGTTTCTGAGGGGGAAATACAGGGCGACCTGACCGCTCAGAACATTTTTCTCAACGATACGCCGCTGGCAAACGATAGTGGGGAATACAACTTCAGCGGCGTGAAATGGGAGTTCCGCAAGGGCACACAGGACCAGACCTATATTGCCGGGATGCCCCAGGTCGATAACGAGCTGGCGGTGGGCACAACTGTCACCACCACCGCGCCATGGACACGCCAGTTTACCAATCTTTCCCTGGATGCCATCCGCATCAAGCTCAGCCTTCCGGTCCAGTATCTCTATAAAGATAACGGCGATATGGTGGGCACGGTCACCGAGTATGCGATCGATTTATCAACGGATGGCGGCGCCTGGAAAACGGTTGTAAACGGCAAGTTTGACGGAAAGACCACGACGGAATATCAGCGTGACCACCGTATCGATCTGCCAAAATCCACGTCCGGCTGGTCTGTCAGGGTCAGGCGTATTACGGCTGATGCCAGCGGATCAAATTCGAAACTGGTTAACGCCTTCAAGGTGTTTTCGTATGCGGAAGTCATCGACAGCAAGCTTCGTTATCCTCTGACCGCGCTACTGTATGTCGAAGTGGACAGCAGCCAGTTCAACGGCAGCGCGCCGAAGGTGACCTGTAAGATAAAGGGCAAGCTGATAAAGGTTCCGGATAATTACGATCCGATAACCCGAACCTATTCTGGCGCATGGTCCGGCGGTTTCAAAATGGCCTGGTCCAATAACCCCGCCTGGATATTTTACGATCTGGTTCTGGATGAAATTTACGGCATGGGCACGCGCGTGGATGCGTCCATGGTGGATAAGTGGGCGCTGTATTCAATCGCCCAGTACTGTGACGAAATGGTTTCCGACGGGGCCGGTGGCACCGAACCGCGTTTCACCTGCAACGTTTTCATTCAGAGCCAGGAGGACGCCTGGCAGGTACTTAACGATCTCGCCGCGGTATTTCGTGGAATAACGTTCTGGGGCAACGATCAGATTTATGTCCAGGCAGACGTCCCGCAGGACGATGTTGACTGGGTTTATAACGTCTCAAACGTTATCGATGGGCTGTTTACTTATGCGGGTGGCTCATACAAAAATCGCTACAGCTCCTGCCTGGTGTCCTGGTCCGATCCGCAGAACCATTACAGCGATACCGTTGAGGGGGTCTATGATTCGGCGCTTGTAGAACGTTACGACGTCCGGCAGACGTCCCTGACCGCAATCGGCTGCACCTCGCAAAGTGAAGCGCACCGACGCGGTCGCTGGGTATTGCTCTCCAATGCCAAAGACGGGACCGTATCGTTTGGCGTGGGGCTGGATGGTTATATCCCGTTGCCCGCTGAAATTATCGGTGTCGCCGATCCTTTCCGTTCCGGTAAGGAGAACGGGGGCCGCATAAGCGCGGTCAACGGCCGCCAGATTACCCTTGATCGAGAAATAGACTACGCTGCGAAAGACCGGCTGGTGGTTAACCTTCCCGACGGAAAAGCCCAGACGCGGACAATCAGCGCGGTGAGCGCCGATAAAAAAACGGTGACGGTGGCTACGGCATTCAGTCAGATTCCTGTGGCGGGCGCTGTCTGGGCAATAGACAGTGATAACCTCGCAATACAGTACTTCAGGGTCACCTCAATCGCGGCTAACGACGACAGCACAGGCGGTTTCACTATTACGGCCGTTCAGCACGATCCAAACAAATATCGTTACATCGATGACGGCGTTCGGGTCGAGTCGCCCCCTATCACCGTCACGCCGATAAGCGTCCTGTCTGCTCCGAAGAATATCGTGGTGACTGAGAGCGATCATGTGTCTCAGGGGCTGACTGTAGCAAGCCTGGACGTGTCATGGGATAAGGTAGAGGGCGCAATCCGGTATGTTGCCCAGTGGCGTAAGGACAACGGGGACTGGATAAACGTTCCGGTTACCAGCGCGCAGGGTTTCTCGGTTCAGGGCATTTATTCGGGCGGCTATGACGTGCGCGTCCGGGCGCTGAATGCGCAGGATACGTCGTCACCATGGGGATACGGTGAAACAACTTATCTCTCCGGTAAAACGGGAAAACCGGGTACTCCGCTCAACTTCCTGGCGACCGAAGATGTGGTCTGGCATATCGACCTGACCTGGAAATTTCCGGATGGCTCTGGCGACACGGCCTATACAGAGATTCAGCGCGCCACAACTGCCGACTACGCCAATCCTGAACTGCTGGTCCTGGTGCCGTACCCGGCTGCAGATTATCAGCATGGCCCCATGCCGGCCGGCGTTCGCCAGTGGTACCGCGCGCGCCTGATTGACCGTATCGGTAACGCCGGGGACTGGACCGACTGGATCATGGGCACATCCTCGATAGATGTCAGCGAAATAACGAATGACATTCTGGAGGATATGAAAGAGTCGGAAACGTTCAAGGACCTGATCGAGAACGCGGTGGACAGCAATGAAAAAATTGCTGGCATGGCTAACGATATCAAGCAGGCCAACGACGAACTGGAGCAGCAGGCGAAGGACATTGCCAAAAATGCCCAGGACGTCGGGAAGGTTCAGAGCAGCGTTAATGAGCTTTCAAGCACGGTCGGGAATGTTTCGTCTTCACTCAGTCAGCTTGAGCAGACCGTTGCGACGGCTGATACCGCGCTGGGCCAGCGAATCGACAGCATCAGTGTGTCTATGGACGGCATGACGGGCGGGGTCAAGAACTCAGCCATTGCCATTATCCAGAACGGGCTGGCGCAGGTGGCCACACGCAAAAGGCTATCTGCAACGGTCGCCGGTAACAGCGCGCAGCTGGATCGTATTGATGAGGTGATCGTTAACGAGAAGGAGGCAACGGCACGCTCTCTGCTGAGTATTCAGACGGACGTGAACGGCAACAAAGCGTCAATCAATAGCCTGAACCAGACGTTTTCGGACTACCAGCAGGCTATGGCCACGCAGGTAAACAGCATCACGGCGACCGTTAATGGTCACACTTCTGCTATTACCACTAATGCCGAGGCAATTGCCAACGTGAATGGCGACCTGAAGGCGATGTACAGCATCAAGGTCGGGTTATCCAGCAACGGTCAGTATTACGCGGCTGGGATGGGAATTGGTGTTGAGAATACGCCATCCGGAATGCAGTCGCAGGTTATTTTCCTGGCAGACCGCTTCGCAGTA